TAGGGCACCTCTTTTTGTGGCATATTGCCACACGGAGTTAGCCATTGCGTAACTCCAAAACTAATCTCGCTAATATAGGAGATAATTATGTTGAATAGTCAAATGTCTATAACATTCCCACAAAACATCCGAGACTTTGAAAGAGCATTCCAAGCAAGTGTTGGATTTGACTCTTTTTTCTCTCGTCTATTTGATGTTGATTCTGGTGCTACTGCAAGCACAGGATACCCTCCATATAACATCAAAAAAACTGGTGAGTTTGCGTATCAAATTGAGATGGCACTCGCTGGATTCTCTAAAGACGAATTACAGGTAGAAGTGGCGGACGGCACACTTTCAATTAAGACCGTTCCCTCTGAAAAAGAGGAAGGAAATGACTTCCTTCATCGTGGAATTGCGAAGAGGCAATTTTCTCGTAAATTTACCCTATCCGACGATGTAGTTGTGAAGGGTGCAGACCTGTATAACGGGCTTCTTACTATTGACTTGGAAAGAGTAATTCCTGAGGAAAAGAAACCTCGTGAAATTCCAATCAATGATGGAGTGAAAGTTGTAGATCATAAAGTAGTATAACTTTTGAGGCGGTCTTCGGACCGCCTTTTTTAGGAGCAAAACTTGAAACTGACAAAGAATTTTTCGTTAAAAGAAATGACATTTTCAGATACCGCTATTCGTAGAAACATACCTAATGAACCTACGATGGAAGAAGTTGTCAATTTAACAAATCTTTGTTGCCATATTCTTCAACCTGTCAGAGAGCATTTCGGCAAAGCAGTCCGTATTAACTCTGGTTTCAGGTCAGTTAAATTATGTGAAGCAGTGGGAAGTTCAGGTAAATCACAACATGCAAAAGGCCAAGCCGCCGATTTTGAAATCAATGGACTATCAAATAAAGAATTAGCGACATGGGTTTATAAGAACTGTGATTTTGACCAGATTATACTAGAATTTCACGATCCAGAGGGCGACCCAAATAGTGGGTGGGTCCATTGTTCGTACAGAAATGATGGTTCTAATCGCCATAATGGATTAATTATAAACGCAAAAACTAAAGGCAAGTATTTGCCATGGAAACCGTAAAAGCATTATATTGGAAAACATATTTACAGTTTTTATTTTTAATAGGTGCTTTTCAATCCAAACGAACTTGGATTGACAAGCACATACTTTTGTGTTATGATAAACTAGATCAAATTGGGAGTCCCTATCAATATAGATATACCAAATTTAATACATGAGTTTTTATACTAACGTCCAAAACGTAAAAGGTCAGATCTTCTATCGTGGCATAGATGACAAAGGCCGACACTTCAAGCAAAAAGTAGATTACAACCCTTCCCTATTCATCCCTTCAGCAAAAGAATCTAAATGGAAAACCCTTGAGGGTGAGAACGTATCAGAAGTTCCATGCGGTTCTATTAACGAAGCAAGAGATTTCATTCGCAAGTACGAGGGTGTAGATAACTTCAAGATTTACGGCAATACAAACTTTCATTATTGTTTTATTGCTGATAACTTCCCTAACGATATCTACTATGATATCAATCAAATCAGTATTGCAAACATTGACATAGAGACTGGTTCAGAGAATGGTTTTCCTGATCCACAAATTGCGTCAGAAGAAGTCATATCAATTACCGTAAAAGTCAAAGGAAAATTCTATTCTTTTGGTTGTGGTGAATATACACCAAGTGATGAGAATGTGACATATGTACGATGCTCTAATGAAATTCACATGTTGCAAGAGTTTCTTTCGTTCTGGGAAAAACTTGATGTTGATATTGTGACTGGTTGGAACGTAAAGTTTTTTGACATACCGTTTCTTGTCAATCGTATGAATAGGTTGTTTGACAAGCCAGAATATCAACGATTGTCGCCGTGGAAGTTTGTGAGTGAGAGAACAGTTAATCAAATGGGTTTTGGTGGCACACGAGAACAACAAGCATTTGAGTTGGTCGGTGCCGCCACACTTGACTATCTTGACCTCTATCGTAAGTTTACATACACACAACAAGAGAATTACAGACTTGATCATATTGCACACGTAGAACTTGGTGAACGCAAACTAGACTATTCAGAGTTTGACAATTTGCATCAGTTGTATAAGCAAGACTTTCAGAAGTTTATGGACTACAACGTGAAAGACGTTGACCTTGTAGATAAACTTGAAGACAAACTAAAATTGATTGAGACCGCAGTTGTTCTTGCATATGATGCGAAAGTAAACTTTACAGATGTCTTCACACAAGTAAGAATGTGGGACACTTTGATATATAATGAATTGCGTGGCAAAGGTATCGTATTACCACCAAAGAAAGATACTTTCAAAGACAATCCATATGAAGGTGCTTATGTGAAAGAACCGGAACCTGGTGCATACAACTGGGTTGTGTCATTTGACTTGAATAGTTTGTATCCGCATTTGATTATGCAGTACAATGTGTCACCTGAAACTATGGTTCTTGATTATCCACCACAAGCAGTGACAGTTGATAAACTTCTCGGTAGAGAAATGAATACATCATATTGCAAGAGACAGAACTTGAGCATGGCCGCAAATGGCTATCATTTTCGCAGAGACATGCAAGGGTTTCTACCTGCTATGATGGAGCGTATGTATAATGAGAGATCCAAGTTTAAGAAACAAATGCTTGAAACTCAACAACTATACGAGAATGAGAAGAATCCGTCTGAACGAGTGAAACTGTCAAAAGAAGTTGCAAGACTTGACAACATGCAGATGGCAAGAAAAATTCAACTGAATTCTGCTTATGGTGCTTTGGGTAATCAGTATTTTCGTTTCTTTGATGTGAGATGTGCAGAAGCAATTACAACTGGTGGTCAGTTGTCTACCAGATGGGTTGAGCGAGATGTGAATGAATATCTAAACAAGATACTCAAAACAGAAGATAAAGATTATGTCATTGCATCTGATACAGATTCAATCTATGTTAATCTTGAAGATCTTGTAAAGAGTGTATTTGATGATACAAGTGACAAGACAAAAATAATTGATTTTCTTGACAAAGTATGTGATGGTAAATTGCAAGAATGTATTGACAGATCATTTAATGGTTTGCGTGAATACATGAATGCATATCAGCAAAAGATGTTCATGAAACGTGAGGTTCTTGCTGACAGAGCAATCTGGACTGGTAAGAAACACTATATCATTAATGTGCATGATAGTGAAGGTGTGCGATTTGAGAAACCTAAAATCAAAGTCAAAGGTCTTGAATCAGTCAAATCTTCAACACCTGCTATTGTGAGACAGAAACTTGCTGATGCATACAAAATTTTGATGAATGATACAGAAGATGACATGATTGCATTCGTTGAAAGTTTTCGTAATCAATTTGAGGCATTACCACCTGAAGATGTTGCGTTTCCTCGTTCAGTCAAAGGTATTGCAAAGTATAGTGATGCAACGATGTTGTACAAGAAAGGAACACCAATACATGTGAAAGGCACGATTATACATAATAATTTGCTGAAGCAACATAAACTTACGAAGAAATATCAGATCATTCAAGAGGGTGAGAAGATAAAGTTTTCGTATCTTAAAACACCAAATCCAGTAGGTGATACAGTTATCAGTATGGGTAACACGTTGCCTGCTGAATTTGATTTACATAAATTTATTGACTACGATACGCAATTTGAGAAGACATTTCTTGATCCGTTGAAAGACATATTGAATTGCGTAGGTTGGGACTATGAAAAGAGATATACAATTGATAATTTTTTTGTTTAAGGAGTTGTTATGAGTTTTTTGACAGACATGATTAAGGAGACAGGAAATGAATATGCTGGATTGGTTGCTGATGGTGTTGAAGCAGGTGATGTTGAATCCTTTATCGATTCCGGTAGTTATGCTCTCAATGCTTTACTATCGGGAAGTATCTATGGCGGGCTTCCAGGAAACAAGATTACCGCCTTTGCTGGAGAATCGGCTACAGGAAAAACATTTTTCGTATTGGGTATTGTCAAACAGTTTTTGTCAGATAACCCTGACGGTGGTGTTCTTTACTTTGAGTCTGAATCTGCAATAACAAAAGACATGATTGAGAAGAGAGGTATTGATTCTTCTCGTATGGTCATGTTACCAGTCGCATCAATACAAGAATTTGCACACCAATCTACAAAGATATTAGACAAGTATCTTGCTGATCAAGAACGTAAGCCTATGATGATTTGTCTTGATAGTCTCGGTATGCTTTCAACATCAAAAGAATTAACTGATATTGCTGATGGTAAAGAGACAAAAGACATGACACGAGCCGCCCTTGTAAAAGGTGCATTCAGAGTATTGACACTCAAAGCAGGTAAAGCAAAAGTTCCTATGCTTGTGACAAATCATACATATTCACAAGTAGGTGTAATGTTTCCTCAACAAGTGATGGGTGGTGGTACAGGGTTGTATTACGCATCAAGTAATATCGTGTTTCTCTCAAAAAGAAAAGAGAAAGAAGGAACAGAAGTTATTGGTAATATTATTCACTGCAAAAATCACAAGTCTAGATTGACAGTGGAAAATAAAATGGTAGATGCTCTTGTCACATATGACAAAGGTTTAGATAGATGGTATGGTATGCTTGAACTTGCAGAAGAAGCAGGTATCTTCACTAAAGTCTCTACACGCTTTGAGTTACCAGACGGATCAAAAATGTTTGGTAAGCAAATTTTGCAACAACCTGAAAAATATTTTACAGAAGATGTCATGAAAAAAATTGACGATTTCTGTAAGGAAAAGTTTTTATATGGAACAACAAGTGAACTTGTAAAGGAAAATGTAGACGATGGCAATATTGAAACCAAAACTGAATAACGATCAGAACACAAATCTGAATGATAAGTATGAATTATTACAGCCTTGGTCTGTGCCTATTTTAAGAACAAAATTACCAAAAAAGATTTTTGATTCATTTTATGCCATAAGTGAGAGTACACTAAAAAATCCTAACTCAAAACCATATGGGCATCATTTAGTAGGACAAATAGAAACTGAAAAACAAATAGATGTGACTTTACTGGATAACTATGGTGTCAATGCATATTTCAAACATATTGTGTCAAGGTTTATTATAGAATGTAAATCACAAATGTTGCCTGATAAGATTGAAAAAGTCAAAAAAAATACTTATGATATTGATATACAAAGTATGTGGATTGTTTCACAAAAACCTGGTGAATATAATCCACTGCACGTTCATTCAAACTGTCAAATTTCAGGAGTTTTGTATTTAAAAATACCTAATATGTTACCCTCTATAAAAGGTGATGTTGAAGGAGACGATGGAACAATAAATTTTTACAGTGCTGGAACTAGAGATCTGCAACTCTCAGCCCCATCTTATCAACCTTATCCAAAAGTTGGAGACCTATATATTTTTGGTGCCCAACAACACCATGTGGTATATCCATATAGATCAACTGATGTGAATGCTGAAAGAAGAAGTATTTCATTTAATGTTGTATATAAAGATATGCCAGGAAATTATGACTTTAATCAAAATATAAGACATGAACATGAACAAAGATGAACTTAAAGAAATGTTTGAATACGTTCAAATACCAGACCTTGAGAGGCAATTCGCTTTTAGAATTACTAAGGGTAAATTTAAAGATGTTATATACAAGTATAATCAATTTGGTGTGAATCCAGATCCAAACCCAGATGATACGTTGACATACAAATTTGAATATGATATACTTGAAATACCTGAAGAAATTGTAAATAAAAAATACACTGATGAAGAGGGTAAGGAATTTGAATCTCTAATTGGAGAGATTTTAATAGATGTAATTCAAGAAAACATTGAAATGGAAGAAACCGAAGATGGAAAGACTAGAAGATACGATAC